GAGGTTCGCGTTGTGGAACAGCGACCCCAGCTCGGAGATCGTGTAGACGGCCTGCCCGTAGGTCGCGAGCCGGTTCGGCACGGACGCGGCAGGCTGACTCGGCTTGACACGACGCCCCATCGGACAGCTTGGAACCTGCCGAGGTGGGCGAGTCAACCCCCCGCGTCAGGCGATTCCCAGCGACGCGCGGCGGAGCGACATCGCGAGGTACTTCAGCGCGTCGAGGCCGTGGTCGTTCTCCTTCTTCGGCTTGTCCTTCGCCATCCCGCTCGGGTCGCGGGCGTACTCGTAGGTCTCGAACTCGCGGATCAGGTTCTCGCAACTCGGGTCGACCGTCAGCCGTGGCATGCCGTCGCCCGGGTCTTCGAGCCGCTGCCGAACGACCTGGATGCCCGCGTCGACGTCGTTCTCGGCCGCTGCCGTCGCAAACCCGGCGAGCCGCACCTCGGCGCGGAGCTGCGCGGCGGACGGGTCGAACACCATCAGCTCCTGCGCGGCCATCGGCTCGATCGCGACCAGCTCGCGGATGCGCGCGATCTTCTGCGCGAGCGACAGGCCCGGCGAGTACCGCTCGGCCATGACGTGCACCCGGCCGTCCGAGTCGACGCCGACCAGGAGCGCGGCGAACGGGTTCGAGAAGCCGTCGTCGCACCCGATCTTCGCGCGCACCCACGGGCCCTCGCGCACGCGGACGTGGATCTCCCGGTCCCAGTTGTCGTACACGAGCCCTTCCGCGCCGCACCACTCCCCGAGCACGAGGCGACGGCGCGCGACGCCCGTGAGCGTGTCGATGCGGTCGAGGTAGTCGCGCGGCAGGAACCAGTTCTCGGCCGACTGGGTGCGGAACACGACGTGACCGGCCATCGCGCGGTGACCGGCAGCGAGCCCGAACCGCTTCGCCAGGAAGTGCATCGGCGGGCCTGGGTTGCACGCGCCGTAGACCATGCGCGGAAGTCCGGGGACCTCGACCGATACCCGGGTCTGGAGCATGTCCCAATCGGTCTCCGTGACCTCCGCAGCCTCGTCAATCGCGACGCCCGTAAGCGAACGCGAACCGATCTTCGCGGGGTCGTCGAGCCCGAAGTACACAATCTCGCCGCCGCCGTTGATGCGGATCACGCCGTCGACCTTGTTGTGCGTGTACTGGCCTTGCGGCAGCACGGGCGGATTCATGCCGTCGCCCTGGAGCAGCGTCACGAGCGTCGTCGCCGTGAGCGTCACGCGGTGCTTGCGGCACAAGCCCTCACGCGCGCCCGGCACACTCGCGCGCAGCATCGCCTTCGTGCACAGCGCGTACGTCTTTCCCGCGCGCACCGAGCCCGAGTAGAGCACGTTCGGATCGGTCGCGGTGATGAACGCGAGCTGCTTCGGGAGGAACTCGCGGCGGAGTTGGATCACGCTGTCGAGTGCGGCTTCCGGTTGAACAGCTCCGGGTGCGCCCGCCGCAGGAACCGATCAACCGTGCGCGCCGAGGTCCGGTAGCCCTGCGCCGTCAGCGCATCGGCCACGCGCTGCACGTCGACGCCGCGGCCCATCGCGTGCTCCCGCCGCGCGACGTCGAACGCAGCGCGTTGCATCGCGGGGGACGTGTCGAAGTCACTCGCGGGGCCGGGCTTCGTTGTCATGTCGGGTTGACTTCTCGGCCTCTCGTTCAGCGTCGGCGCGCGACATGCGGCCGTCGAACTCCATGATGGCGGCGCGTTCGTGGAAGGCTTCGCGCCACTTGGTAGGCCAGTGGTCGATGGAGGGGGCGAGGGTCATTCGGCGTAGTGCTCGTCCGGTTGGACCAGCGGCACCGGTTCCACGAGCGGATCCACGCGGAACCCACACGACGTCCTGCGATACGTCGCGCCCTGCGCCTCGAACGAGTCGACGACGGGCGTGTCGGTGAACACGACGCGCTGCGCGTTGAGCGGCCCGCCGTGGATCGCGAACACGCGCCCGCGGGGGATGGCCTCGAACAGGTTGGTGACGATGCGCATGGTCAGAGTGGCCACGTTCCGAGGATGCCCGCGACATGCGCGTCGAGCGCCGCCTTGACGGTCGGGTTCGTGATCGGGGTCGTCTCGTCAGGGTCGAGCGTGAGGTCGAACAGTTGCTCGACGATCGGGCCGCCGTCGTCGATGTGCACGAGCTTCATGCTGTTCGCGTCGACCACGGACCAGTTGTCGGTGAGCACGGCCGGGCCTGGCAGCAGCCGAAAGAAGTGCGTGAACGAGTGCGTGCGCTTACCGGCCGCACCGGCAAGCGTCGGCGCGAACGTGATCGAGTCGAGCATGTCGGCGGACGGCGCGACGCCGCACAGGTCGAGCACGGTCGCCGCGATGTCGGACGCTTGCACGAGCGACGTGTCGACGCCGGGCACGACGCCCGGACCCCACACGAGCAGCGGCGTGCGGATCCCGCCTTCGTACAGCGAGCCTTTGAAGCCCGCGCTCGGGTCGAGCGGATCGGCGACGGATGACGGCGTGCCGTTGTCGCACACGAACACGACGTAGGTCGTCGCGAGGTTCACGGTCGACGCGATGTCGAACAAGAGCGTGTCGATCGCGGTAACGGCGGCGAGGTACTTGTCGCGGTTGGTCGGGCCGACGACGTAGCCGCTCGGGAGCAGCCCGCCCGGGGGCTCGTCGAACGGCGCGTGCGGCGAGGCGTAGGCGACCACGGCGAACTTCGGCCCGCTCGTAACGCCCCACCACGCGGCGAACTCCATCGTGATGACGGACGCGCTGTACCTCGACTCGATGCGCGTCTCGCCGTCGTCGACGCACAGCCACGAGTAGTGCGAGTCGGGCGCGACGATCGAACCGGGGGAGCCTGCGCGCCACGACTCGAAGCCCTGCACGCGCGCGGCTTCCTCGAACGGACCGGCACCGGCGCCGGAGCAGTGCCACTTGCCGAACATGCCGGTCGCGTACCCAGCGCCGTTCAGGACGTCCGCGGTCGATTCGAGCGACACGGGCGCGCCGATCGTGTTCACGTCGAACGGATCGAGCGCGGTGCCGATGCCGTCGCGGTGCGGGAGCCGCCCGAAGTGGAACCCCATGCGCGACGGCGAGCACACGGGGCACGAACGGAACTGGGTGTACACGCGCGCGCACGGTGCGGCAGCGTCGAGCACGGGCGTCGTCGCGGCGACGATGTCATTCCAGCCGAGGTCGTCGACGACGACCAGCACGACGTCGGGTTGCTGCGTCGGAGCCGCATCGGCGCGACCGACGGCGAGCACGAGCAGGACCAGGGCGACGGCGGCGATGAACGCGCAGCCGACGGAATCGAAGAACGAACCGGAGACGGGGCGGATCCAGGGGAGGCGGGCGGCCCAGTAGCGGAAGCGCGGCATGTTTGGGTTAGCTGGGCTGGTCACCAGACTGCGCAGGATCGCGCAGGTTCGATTCGGCGTCGGGTTGGTCTGTCGGGCGCTTGGCTTCGGCGAGGATGATCTGCAACGGCTGCGGGCCGCCCTCGTGGCGGATCGTGTCGGCGACCTTGCCCTCGGTGCGTTCCAGGGCGTGCGTCGTGAAGCGCGGGTCCATCGAACCGTTGCGGATGATCGCGAGCGCCAGGCCCTCGGCCACCGTCTTCGGCTCGTAGCTCGCGAGTTCGGCCATGCTCAGGTCGAGCAGGCGCTCCATCGCGTTCGAGATGCGGCGCTTCTTCGAGAGGCCGCCGGGGTTGCCGGATTCACCCGGCTGGAACCGGTGCTCGACGGGCGGCATGGGCCGTCCCTGCTGTGAGGGCTGTTCGGTCACGGTCGGAACCTCGTCTGAAAGGGGCGGCGCCATGCGCTAACGCCGCCCCCGCCGAAACGAAACCGAGGCGGATGGTGGCACGGGGAGGATGGAAGTGCAACCCCGGTCACCGGCGGCGGGAATCCCGCACCCACTGGCGTGCTCGGTCGCGCGTCCACTGGGTCGCCCGGAAGATCACGAGCGACGTCGCACCGGGGTAGTACCAGGACTCGGACGGCGGTCGCACGTCGATGTCGAGCGCGAATCGCGTGGTGAGCGCGTCGAGCACGTCCCGCGGCGGCTCGCCGTAGGGCTGCGACGTGTAGACGATCGGTCGACGGTCGCGATGCCACACGTCGCCGTGGTCGTCCCACGCGTGCGATCTGTTGATGAGCCACCCCTCGCGCGACGTCAGCCCGAGGATCGACGCGAGCCCGTTCGAGCTGGACGAAAGCCGCACGCCCTCGGCACGCGCGAACCTGTCGCGCATGGCGAAGTCGGTCGACGAGCAGGTAATGCCCCGGCGCCGGTCGATCGCCCCGGACCCCACGTCGCTGCGGGCCATGTCGTTGGTGGAATCGGTCGTCATGAGTTCAGGTCTCCCAGATTGAACAGATTGCAGGTATCCGTGGGCGCCTTATATGAGAGTTCCGCTCTCCGTTTTTCCCTGCACGTTGGCCCAGACATGTTGAATCTGTTCAATCTGGGAGAGTAAGGAAGAAGGATAGAGGATAAACCCTTAGATATCGGCGCCGGTGAAACAACGTCGAGCACTGGCGCGCGTTAGTCGTGCTCCAAACGTACTCGTCGGGACTTCCCGGTGCCCTCCCCTCGCACCCTGACGGCAAGGGTTCCACCCGACACGAGGAACGCGCGACCTTCGAGCCGCGAGATCACGCGCCGCCCGAACGCGGTCCGCCCGCCTCGGTCGTCCTTGCCCGCTGTCACCCAGCCGAACAGTTCGAGCCCGGCCGCGAGGTCGAAGATCAGGCTCGACGCGACCCAGTTCGACTGGTGCGCCTCGTACCAGCCGTCGACGAGCGCCTCGTCCTCGTTCGTCTCGTCGTCGCTCTTGCCCTGCCACTCGCGCCGGTTCGTGAGCCACGCGGTGTAGCCCGCCGCGTGCATGATCCCACCGACGACGGCCGTCCAGCGTTCGAAGCCACCGAACGCGGCCTTGTGGAGCGGGCGGCCGACGGCGATCCAGTGCTGGATCAGCGCGACGCACGCCCCGAGGTGACGCGCACGGTGCTCGAACAGGAACGCTTCGAGGTCGGGGTGCCGGAAGTCCTGCCGCATCTCCGGGTTCGCGATCGGCGAGAGCCCGATCGGGACGACGCGCTTCGCGATCTCGCCGGTCATGTGGACGTTGTTGCCGGTCGCGGCGACGCACATGCCGTTCGGGACGGTCTGCGACACCGACTGCCCGAGCACACGGCATCGCATCGACGCCGCGGTGAGGAGCGAGGCGAGGATGGCTGAGTCGATGAACGCTCGCAGGTTGTCGAGGTGCATGATCGTCTGCCCCTCGCGGAGTGCGGAGAAGATCCGCTTCTCGCGCTCCTCCTCGCGCTCGTGCAGCGACTCGGCCGGAACCTTCGCGCCGGTGATCGTGATCCCGAGCACGAGTTCGACGAGCTTGCTCTTGCCCGACCGTGCGATCGGCGCCGCGACGAGGTGCATGGGCACGTTCGTGGCGATGGCGGGCCGCACAAGCGGCGTCAGGAGTAGGCCGATCATGTTCTCGAAGTCCGCCGCGCTCGCGAACGGGAAGTCGACGAGCATGTCGGCGAGGACGGCCCGCGCCTCGTCGAGCGGCATGGTGGGGACCGTGATCGAGCACGCCTGGAACACGCCGGACGCCTCGTTCCACCCCGGCTTCGCGAGCGTGAAGTCGTTGCCGACGAACACGGGATGGCTCGCCACGAACTGGAGGTTTCGAACCTCGCCGTTCGTCGCCCCGAATGCCAGCACGATCGACGCGAGGTCACGCGAGCACGGCCGGTAGACGATCGTGGGCTCGCCCTCCTCGTCGTCGGCCTTGGGCGCCTTGCCCGCTACGAGCCGCACACCTGCGTCGATGATCGACCGGAGCCGATCAACGGTGACCGGGACGAACATCGCGCCGTGGATCTCGCCGAGCTGCCCCGCGCGCCGGTACAGCGTCTCGCCGGGGATCGCGGCGAGGACTTCGGCGGCGAACGTGTGCGCGCCCTGCTCGCGGTACTCGCCGAGCTCGGAGCGGAGGGCTCGGGACTTGGGGAGCGCGTGCGAGCCGGGGACGAGGACGTGGGGGCGGTCGTCGGGGGAGACGAGCTGAGCGGGCGCGGGCCGCGAGGCGACGGCGGTGCGTTGGGGCGCACTCCGCGGCTTCTCCGCCCCGGCCTTCATCCCCGACGCGATCGTGCGCACCGCCTCGCGCTCGTCGAGCCCTGCGAGCTTGGCCGAGGCGAGCAGCTCGGACTCGACCTCGCCCGCATCGAGCGCACCGCCCGCCGCGAGCTGCCCGAGGTTGAACGCGGCGCGGTTGAGCGTGTCGTTCCGGGTGCCCTCGGGAGCGGAGCGGACAGCGGAGGACTCGCGCAGTAGCGCCGTCTGCGCGTAGGACGCGCCGGAGGGGACGCGAGCCGGTGCCGGAGCGGCCGGGGGCGCCTCGTCGATCCTGCGCGCTCCTATTGCGCGGAGCAGGTCCTCGCTCGCGACGCCCGGCTCCCCGAGCGTCCGCCAGCGGTACGCCGTGCCCGTGTTCGGATGAATCGACGGCGGGACGACGACCTGCCCACCGGTGCCGCGCACGTCGACGTAGGGGGCGAGCTTCGATGCCGAGTTGCCCGGCACGATCCAGCCCTCAGGCACGACGAGGTACGCGTGCGTGCCGCCGGTCGGCGACTCCGCGACGAGCCCGGTCGAAGGAAGCCGGTAGCGGGTCGCCTCAGGCACGTCGTTCCGCGCCTGGTCGTCGTCGAGCACGATCAGCCGGAGCGACCCCGTGCGGAAGCCGAGGTTCGCGCCGGTCGAGATCCAGTCCTCGACGCGTTGCTGATCGACGGGCGGCATGGTCGGCCACGCGTCGAGGATCGGGACCTTGCCGTGCAGCGGCGTGAGCCACGGCCCGAGGCCGAGCGCGAAGAGCAGCTCGATGGGCTCCATGTCGGGGAGCGCGCTCACGAGCGGGCCGCCTTCGACGTGAACGCGAGCACGATCTGCCGGATGAGGGCCGCGCGGGTTCCGCCGTGTTTGCGAACGACCCGATCGAGGGCCTCGACCTGCTCGGACGTGAGGACGACTTCGACTCGAACCTTGGGGGCAGCGATGGTGGTGGCCATCCCCGAAGGCTACCGATAAAACGCCGCCGTTTTGCCGGGTTCCCGGCGCCGTGCTACCTTGTCCCGGCGTCGGGAATACCTAACCCCAAGGCTTGCGCAACATCCTCTACCGACCGCGCGAGCACATACAGCCCGCCGAACTTCTCGACCATGCGTTGCCACTTCCGCTGCGCTTCGGACTGACGACCCGTCGCGGACTTGACTTCGATCTGCACGAACTGTCCGTGCGGCAACCGAATCCCCGAGATGTCCGCCTGGCCCGGGACGCCGTAGCGCACCCACCGGCCCGCGACGGTCTGAGCAGCGCCCGTGTTGGATCGCCACAGCCGAAGCTCGGGCCGTGCGCCGAACGTGAGGAGGATGGCGGATTGGATGTCGGCTTCGCTGGTCATAGCGCAGGGACGCGGGGTCGCGTGAAGAAGCATCGCGTGCACCGCTCAACGTCCTTCCATCCGTACGTCTTCGGTTCCCACTCGTGCCCCGCGCACTTGTACAGCTCACGCTCGATCTCGCCGAGCCGCGGCCACGCGTTGAACTTGTCGAAGTACTTCTTGCGAGCCCATCCGAGCTTGTACCCGCGCTCTGATGCCGTGAGCACCGCGCTGCGGTAGAAGTCCGCCTTCTCGTCTCGCGTCGGTGCGCGGTACACGACGAGTTCGCCGGGGTTCTCGACAGCAACGCCGGGCCGCTCAGCTGCGGCCGACTCGTCGAAGGTGTGACCGCACTCGGGACACTTCACGGTCGCGATCGGCACGAGCGCGAAGCACTCCGGGCACGTCTTCACCGGCGCGGCGCCTTTGCGCTTCGGCTTCCCGGTGAGGCTCCACTCGATCGGCTCGTCGACCGGCCCGTGTTCGTTGTGATTCCCCGCGTGGTCGAGCACGAACACGGGACCGGGCGGACGGAGCACGCGACCGACCATCTGCCGGAACAGCGCGAGCGACTTCGTGGGCCGTGCGAGGATCACGCATTGGAGCGCGGGCAGGTCCCACCCTTCCGTCAAGAGCTGGACCTGCGACACGAACTCGATCGTGCCCGCCTTGAGGTCGCGCAGGATCTTCGCGCGCTCACCCGCGGGCGTCTTGAAGTCGACGTGATCGGCGCGCACACCGAGCGCACGGAACGCGTCAACGATCGCGAGCGAGTGTTCGATGTTGACCGCAAACGCGACGGTGCGCAGTCCACGCGCTCGCTCGATCCACGTCCGCGTGAGCGACCCGACGAGCTTGCCCATGCGCACCGCCAGCTCGTCGATCGCGTAGTCGCCCGCGACGACCTTCAACCCGGACAGGTCGACGGGCGGCGCGAACACGGTCGGCGCGACGAGGTAGCCTCGGTCGATCAGCTCGCGCGTCGCCACGGGCTCGATGATCTTGCCGAACACGTCCCCGAGCGGCTTGCCGTCGAGTCGGCACGGTGTCGCGGTGAGGCCGATGATGCAGGCGGGCGAGGATCCATTGGACTGGCGCCACGCCGCGTCCGGCTTCTCCGGCGCGTACTGATCCAGCACCTTCCGCCACGAATCCGACACCGCGTGCTGGCACTCGTCGACGATCACGACATCGGCCGGCCAGTGCTCGCGGCGCACGAGCGTCGGGATCGACGCGACCTGCACGGCACGACTACGCTTCTCCCGATGGCCCGCGAGGATGCGCCCCGCATCGACACCGAACTGCGCGAGACGTTCGACGGCTTGGTCGACGAGTTCGCGTCGGTGCACAAGAAACACGCTCCGTCGGCCGCGTTCGGTCGCGCGCCGGATGATGTCGGCCGCGATAGATGTCTTGCCGCCGCCGGTTGGAATCACTAGGACGGGGCGCTCGTGCGCGTGTTGACGCACGAGCGCCACGGCTCGCTCCTGGTAGTCGCGGAGCGGCATCGTCCTAGAAGGGCGTGTTGCTCTCCGGCATCGTGCACCCAGCCGGAACGTCCGACTCGTGGCTGTACCCGCTGAACCGAAGCTGCTCCGTGTCCACCGCGAGGTTGCGGAACTTGCGCTTCTCGCCCGTCTTGCGGTCGACGCCTTCGCGTTCGCTGACGTGCGTCGCGACCCACACGCGCTTGTTGATGAACTTCACTGGGTCGATCTCGCCCGAGTAGTCGTGCGGCACGTCGAGTGCGCGGAGCTTGTTCTTCGTGAACGTCCACCCGTAGCCGGACAGCATGAGGTAGTCGGTGAGCTTGACCTCGCCGCAGCGAAGTTCGAGCACGAGCATCGGTGCGCCCTTGGAGCTGGGCTTCTCGAATGCTGCGGTGACGTCCCACAGGTGGACGCCGACGAGCATGTCGTCGCCTTCCTTCGTCATGTCAATCTTGACCATTGGTGATCTCCGTCTTCGTGGTGGTGGTTGCGGGGATGTTCGGGCGGACTCGGATGCACTCGACTTGCTTGCCGAACGCGTCGGCCACGGTGGCGAAGAGCGTGATGCGCTTGCCCTTCCATCCTTCGGTTTCCTTGCCGTGGATGTTCGCGATGACCTTCGCGTTCGTGCGATTCATCACGAGGCGCTTCTCGTCCTCGCCGGGCTTCGACTTCGCACGCGTCTCTTCGAAGTAGAGGCACGGGCGGCGTTCCTTGCCGCGTTCGGTTTCGATGTCCTCGACGACGACGGCACGGATCGTGACATCGACGTCGCGGTCGCGCAGGTCGTGCGCTCCGAGGTACTTGGAGGGGAAGAGGTTCTTGTAGTGCATGGTGGTGTTACGCCTTGTGGGGCGGGTTGAACGACGCGCGCGGGATGCGCACGCCGTGCTCAGAAGATCGGCTCGCCGCCGATCGTGATCTCTTCTTCGGGCGCAGTGATCGCCCACGCCGGCAACCTGACGCGCCGCGCCGCTCCGTTCGACACGCCCGGCCACAGCCCCGTGGCGCGACACTCCGCAAGCCGCTCGAGCGCCGATCGGTACACCGCGCGCCCGGCCTCGAGATCGTCCTCGGCGAACTCGAGCACGATCACGTCGAACGGCGCGACCGACTCGACGAAGATCAGGCACGGCGCCTCGCTCGTGTCGAGCCCTGCCGCGCGGGCGCCGTCGACATACCAGGCGAGTTGCGCGTGGTAGAGGTAGCGCGCTGCGGCTCGCTCGCATCCGGCGATGTCGGCGGCGGACTTGAGGTCGGACACGCGGCCGTTGATGTGGTCGATGCGCCCGCGGCAGAGGATGCCGGTGCGCGTGTCGGTCCATTCGATCGGCAGTTCGGCGCGCCCGCCGATGATGAGCGGCGCCGACACCGGATCGGCCATGAGCGAGTCGCGCATCGCGAGCGCGCGGTCGCGGAACTCCGCCGGGATGATCTCGGGCGGGTGCGCGTTGCCGACGGCGCGAGCGGCGACGTCTGCGGTCCAGGTCGCGGCGGCTTGCTTGCCGCCCTCGTAGCCCTTCGCGATCGCGGTGTCGTCGTTCATCGCGCGGTTGAAGCGCGGCTCGACGACGTAGCGCGACGCGAACGCGCCAGGCTCGTACACCGCGCAGTGCACCGCGCGCCCGAGCTTGAGCGCATCGGTGTCGGCGCGCGGGTTCGCGAGCAGGTGCCGGTAGTGGCGCGGGCTCGTCTGGATCGCTTTCAGCGTGGACCAGTTCACGCGGTCGGTGCGTTCGATCACGACAGGAGCCCCTTCTGCGTCGTCCGCAGCGCCGCCGCGAGGAACCGCACGACTTCCTCGGGCGCCGTGTTCGTGCGGTCCTCCCACTTGCGCAGCGTCGTGAGCGCGATGCGCGGCCCGTCGCACTCGACGACGGCATCGGAGAGCATCTGGATGGAGAAGCCGGACGCGATGCGAGCCGCCGCGAGTCCGGGCAGGAAGACGCGCCGCGTCGGAACGGTCGGCGACGACGCGGGACGGCCGACGCGAAGTGCTCGCGTGGCGTCCGATGCGGTGCCGAAGGGGTTGGGTTTCTTGCTCATGGGGTGGAGCGTAGCAGAGCGCGCGGAGGAAAGTAGCGGGAAAGTGCGGTTTCATGTTGACGGCTCCGGCGCGGGGCGTCAAGGTGATGCGCATGGATCACGTTTCACTGTGGGGCTGGGATGACCGCGACTGCGCCGTGGAAGATCGGCGCCAGGTGTTCGGGTTCGTGTGTCGCGTCGCGACGTGCGAGGCCGAAGGCGAAGAGCAGGACGCGGGCGGGTTCGCGGACGAACGCGAAGCCCGGATCGAAGCGCGGCAGATCGCGTGCGCGTACTGCGGCGGGAAGTTGACGGCGCGGCCGTACGCGTGATGGTCGCGCTCTCGAACATGGTCGTCGCGGCCCTCGACATGGCCGAGCTGCTGGAGCGCGAGCGCGACGTCAACGCTTGGACGTCCGAGCTGGCCGCGCGCGTCCGCCGCCTTCGCGTGCACCGCCGTCGCCGCCTCCAACGCACACGCCGCCGCATCGTCGCGGTGGCGCTCATCATCGCCGCGGTTGCGGCAGTCCTGGCTCTGACATGAAACCCACCCCGACCCAACGCCTCCTCCGTCACCAACAAGTCGCGCTCGCCGCGAACGTCCGCATCCTGGGCGAGTCCTTGAAGGCCGAGACGCCCGATTGGGCCGCCGTCCTGAGCGACCTCGGCGCGATCACCCGCGCAGTGGAGGCGATGCGCGAGCGCGCGGAGACGGCGAGCCAGTGAAGCCCCGCGCCGACCCGTCCAACGCCGTCCGGGAGAGGATGGAACCTGTGGTAAATCCGGAGGTTAGGACGGGTCGGCGCTTTTTCGCGCTTTTCCGCACCGGATCGGGCGCGGATTGTCGATAGTACCTGGGTCGCGACGGAGAGCCCGGACGCGACGAACCGACACCAACCATGTACCGAACCATCGAAGCCCTCGAATCCATGCGCGCCGCGATCGACGCCCGCATGTCCCGCGCCGTGTTCATCTTCACGTTCTACAGCGCGGTGCACCCGGCCGCGAACATGGACCCGGCCGTAGTGCTCGGGCGCCGGTGGGACGCACACCTCGGACGCCTTACCCGATGAACACCCACCCCACCTCCCGCTGCGCGACCTGGCGCGAAGCGATCCTCTCCGCGGCGTTCTTCGCGCTGCTCGTCGCCGTGCCGTTCCTGATCTGACCCACCATGAAGAACGACAAGTACGTGATCGAAAAAGGCTCCGGCGCGCATGCCTTAGCGCACGGCACCCGGATATCCGAGGCGATGCGCACATTCGAGGCCGCGGTGCGAGCCGATCTCCGCACGCCGTGCGAGATGATCTGCTATGACGGCGGCGACCGTGGTAAGCCGGTCACACTGTTCTCGTGGGCGCCGGATGCGGCATCGACAGATGCAGAACTTCTCGCGGCTGCGGACATCGCGAAGGCTCTCCGGGAGGGCGTGACGCGATGAGCACCACTTTCACCACCAACGACGACGCCCGCCTCGCCGACCTCGCCGCCGTCCGCGCCGGATCCGATGCCGTGATCCCGCGCCTGGACGAACTCGACCTGTCCGACTGCGACCACCGCACCGTCGCGGTGCTGCTGTCGAGCGTGAACGAGGCGCTTGGCATGAAACCCAAGCGGTACACCGAAGCGGAGCCGAGCCCGCTCGTGTTGGTTCGCCGCTGGCTGCTCGCGACGCATGATGCGCTGACGACGAGGAACGGCCGATGAAGAAGCCCGAGCGCGTCTACACAGAGAAGGAAGTCCGCGCCAAGGTGCGCACCGTACGGGAGGAATACTCAACTCGTGCGACGCGTGCAGTCGATTCGATTGCGTCTGTTCTTGGCACACCGAATGGCATGTGCGTTGTCAAGCGAGCCGAAGCTGTGATGGCCGAGCTTGCCGCAGTTTGAAAGTTGCTTGACGCAGCGACGCAGCGGCTACTGGATACGCCCCAATGAGCGCCGACGAACCCGCTCACACCCGCCCGAAGCTGGACCGCGTGCGCATCGACGCCGTGGCCGTGCCCGAGTGGGTGTGCGACATGATCGACGCCGAAGCCGCGCGCGTGGGTGAGAGCCGCAACGCGCTGATTCGCCAGATACTCGTCGCGTGGGGCGATCGGCCCTGCGCGAACCGAACGACGACACACACCGCGCCGTGAGCGCACCGAGACGAGACATGACGAACGAGACGAAGAACGAGTGGCTGATGCGCGAACACCTGGAGCGTTTGGTGTTCGCGATCGGCCCGATGCGCGCTGAGACGGATGTCGTGGAATCGGCACGCGCCGCGCTGCCGGACCTCGTGGAGCGCCGCGATCACGACAACGCGCTGGAGATCATGCGCGCCATGCACGAGAGCGACACGGACACAATCGCCACCCTGCGCACGCGCGTCGCGGAGCTGGAGGCCCGGTGGCGTGACCTGTGCGACTCGCTCAACTTGCACGCTCGGGACGTGAACGGCGAGATCCTCAACGATCCCGACACGGAGGACGTGTTGCAGGCGATCGAACGGCCCCGCCTCGCCTCTGCGCCGTCGGTTGCACCCGCCGCCCCCGTCGAGGCGAGCGAGGCGCAGCCGGACTACTGGATGCGCGTCAAGATCGAGCACGCGAGCCGCGAACTGGCGCGCATGGAGAGCTTCCGCGAGCAGGACATTGACGCCGCGTTCAGAATCGCCGCGACGTTCACAGCAGCCGCCCGCAGCGCGAAGGGAGGCTCGGGCCAATGAGCGACGTGAAGCGGTACGAAGCCGTCGGGTTCGAGTGCGAGATCGAAGAGTGCGACTACGGCGAGTTCGTGAAGCACGCCGACCACCTCGCCGCGATCTCCGCCGCTCAGGCGCGGTGCGAGAGGCTGGCGGAGGCGCTGCGGTTCTACGCTCACGAGCCACACTGGCCTGCGTTCGCATTGCACGACCGAGGCAACGCCGCCCGCGCCGCGCTGGAGGAACCGAAGCGATGAGCACCCCCACCACCCCGCGCGAGCCGCTCGACCTGGAGGCGTTGGAGCGCCGCTTCGCTGATTGGTGCTTCCACAAGCGCACCGGGGACGCGAACGAACTCGCGGCGCACACGCCGTTGCTCGTCGAGCGCATCCGCGAACTCGAAGCGGACCGCGACGCCTTGCGCGTGACACTCTCGGGCCGGACGTTCGACGAGAGCGACCTGCCGCCCGTCGATCAACTCACCGCGAGCTTCCAGCGTTTCGCGG